TTGAAAGTGTCTGCTCCGAAAGCTCACGGTGCGGTATACGACCTGTCGTAGTTTGACAAGTTTGGGGGTGGCGGCCATTGGGGTCGCCGCCCCTTTTACTTACGAGGAGAATTTATGACCAAGAGATTTGTTAAAAGGGACGACATTACTGGCAAGGAAACTTGGGCGCATTTTAAAGATGACGGCTCAATGGTTTTTGAGACAAGCCAAAACGTAGATGCTTTGTTGAAGTCAAACAGGGAACAGCAAAACGACTTTAGAAAAAACAGCCTAGTGGGAAACACACAGAAGCACCAACAGAAGGTTGCGGAAATACCCACAGCGTTGTATCATCAATTACTGCTTGAGTTGGGACAGCCAAAGGACAATCCGAATGGCTGGAAGAAATGGCTCAACGAATACGATAACAGAGCATTTAGAACTAGTGGCGGAAGCGTATAATGGCAATCGGAACCTTTGGTGAACTAAAAACTGCTATTGCAAACTTTCTTGCTCGTAGCGACTTAACTGACCGCATTCCAGAGTTTATCTCTCTTGCAGAGGCTCGTATGGGGCGGGAGCTTAGCACTCGCTCTCAGGAAAAACGCTCTACAGCAACTGTGTCTGGTGGAGACGCATTTGTTTCCTTGCCAACAGACTTGCGCTCTGTACGACTCGTAAAGCTAAACTCCAGCCCGACAGAGGTTCTTGAGTATTACACACCAGTACGTTTAGATGAAATGTACTCTTCTGGCGCAACTGGCAAGCCTCGCGCTTACACAGTTGTGGGCGCCGAGATTAAATTCGCACCGACACCAGACGCAGACTACACTGCCGAGATTGTGTACGGTGAAGGCGCTGATGAACTGTCAGACTCTAACACTAGCAACACAATTCTAACCCGTCATCCAGATGCCTATCTGTATGGCTCTTTGGCCGCTGCTGGTGTATATCTAATGGACGACCAGAAAACTAACCTGTATGAGCAACTGTTTACACGGGCTATCACTGAAATACGAAGAGAAGAGGATGAAGGCAAACACGCTGGTTCTGCTCTCTTTATGAAATCTGATTACGGAGAATAACCATGAGCGCAATGAGCGATTACCTAGAGAACAAGTTTCTCGACCACTTCTTAGGCACAGCAAGCACATCAGCTCCTGCTGCCGTTTATATTGGCCTGCACACTGCTGACCCTACTGACGCTGGTACGGGCGCAGAGGTAAGTGGAAACGGCTACGCACGTCAGGCTATGGCCTTCGGTGCGTCTTCTTCTGGCACAGCCTCTAACAGTGGTGCTGTTGAGTTCCCTGCCGCCTCTGGCGGCAACTGGGGTACAATTACACACATTGGTATTTACGATGCCTCGACTAGCGGAAACCTTCTTTTCCACGCGGCACTAACATCTTCTAAGACCATTAATGATGCTGACATCTTTAAAGTTGCCGCTTCAGGTGTAGACATTACGGCAGCTTAATTATGGCTGACATCGTAGGGCCAACACTTGAGCAGTTAGATAACTGGGGAACGCTAGACACTCTACCGTATTCTCTTGACAGTTCTGTTTGGCTAACTGCGGCTCTTCGTGAGGGCGAGTCTGACGTTTCCACGTCATCCTCTGTTTCTGCTACATCATTTTCTATTCTTAATGGAGAGGCTGCTTTGTCGGCCTCCTCTACCGTCCTAGGCACAGGGTTGCGTATTGTAGTAGGCGAGTCGTCGCAAGCTACACAAGTGGATGTAAGCGCTGACGGGATGCGGATTCAATTCGGTGCGTCTCTTGTAGTTGGCCCTGCAACAATGGTTGCTACGGCACTGCGTATTGCCGTTGGCGAGTCACAGCCATTTGCATCAACATCTGTGTCTTCAGAAGCAATAAGAGTTGTTGTTGGCTCTTCGTCCGTGTCCTCTTCGTCCTCTGTTTCTTCCTCTGGTATACGAATACAGATTGCTTCTTCGTCTTTGGCGTCAAGTGCAACCGCAAGCTCCGATGCTGCTCGTATTCGCGTTGGCGATACGTCAGCACTTACAAGTGCCACAGTTGTGTTGGTGGGTGGGTTACTTGCTACGGGAAGCGCATCTTTTGTTGCTTTCGCTGTAGTTCCAGATGTAACCGCAAACGTTGAGGTTTTCGCCACCTCATCTCCGCAGGCTGTCGCTACAATAGCTGTCGATGCAGAGCGTCTTGGCGAGTTATGGTCTGTCATTCCAGCTGGAAATGAGGTATGGTCTGAGCAGGCCGATGAGGGTGAGACTTGGACACCTATAGCCGCTGGCTCTGAAACATGGTCTCAACAAGTAGTTGGCTCAGAGGTGTGGTCAAGCGTTACGCCTAGCGTTGATTTTTGGAGTGAAAGATAATGATTAATTTTGGTGAATTTTTACCTGACCAGTCTGCTTTTGGAAGCTCTGGCGCCACTGTTGCAAACAACGTAATTCCCTCTGCTAGTGGATACGAGAGTATGCAAAACATTTCTTCAATCAGCAGCGCCGCTGACGGCTCTATAGTGGGTCTATTTGCAGCCGCAGATGATGACAGCAATGTGGCGCTTTACGCCGCCGACAGAACAAAGATATACCAGTTTGATACAACTGATGGCTCGTTGAACAACGTAAGTAAGTCTGGCGATTACTCTACTGCGCTCGCTGACCGACCGCGATTTGTTCAGTACGGTGAGACGGTTGTTTGCACAAACTTTGCAGACCCTATTCAAAAAATTACCGCTGCCGCAGGTGGTTTATTTTCTGACCTTTCAGCAGACGCACCCAAGGCAAAATACATCTCTGTTGTGCGTGATTTTGTAATGACTGGGTTCACTAACACAACCGCTGATGGTAACAAGCCGTATCGAGTTCAATGGTCTGATATCAATGATGCAACTAACTGGGCAATCTCAAGCACTACCCAAGCCGACTATCAAGACATACAAGATATGGGCGATGTCACTGGGCTAGTTGGTGGAGAGTACGCAACTATCTTGATGGAGAAAGGTATTGTTCGCGGAAGCTACATTGGCGCCCCACTTATTTTTCAGTTCGACAAAGTAGAAACTGTGCGTGGCTGCAAGGTTGCTGGTAGTGTGTGCAATGTAGGCCACAGTGTTTTTTATCTTGCGGATGATGGTTTTTACATGTTTGATGGTGAGAAGTCTAATCCTATCGGAGCAGAAAAAGTAAACCGCTTTTTCCTTGAGGATTGGAATGGCGGCTACGCAGGGAACATGAGCGCGTCTGCCGACCCTCTACGCCAAATTATTGTTTGGTCTTATGCAAGCACGGCAGCAACAAATGGAAATCCTGATAAACTTATTATCTACAACTACGCGCTTGGTAAGTGGTCTACTGCCTCGATTGCAGTCGATGTTGTTGCTCCTGTTTACACTGCTGGTTATACTCTTGAGGGTCTTGATGCTGCTTTCGGGAACATTGATGTTTTGCCTGCTTCTTTGGATGGCCCTGTATATCGAGGTGGCGAGTTCTTATTTGCAGCATCGAAAGACAACAAAATCCAAACCTTCACAGGAAGCGTCCTAGACGGCACTATAGAAACTGGCGAGTTTGAAGTTAAGGCTGGATTTCATTCTACCGTAAATAATATTGTCCCTTATGTGACTTTGAGAGAGAGCGCTCAAACAGGAGGTGTTAGCGCTCAAGTGGCTTCTCGCAATCGTCAAATTGACAACTACACCTATGGCCCTGTATCTCAGTTAAACTCTGACAACTTCTGTCCTGTTCGCTCAAATGGTCGTTATCATAGAGTGCGTTTAAACATGACTGGAGAGTGGAAAAAGGTTCAGGGGGTTGATGTTGACGCTGGCACTATGGGGCGCAGGTAATGGCTAATCAGTACCGCAGGCTCCCTAACATGGGTGGCACACCTCGTGAGGTGTCTGAGGTTGTAAATAATCTTGTAGAGGGAAAGATTAACTCCACTGGTGTGTTGAACTTAACAGCGTCCTCTACAACCACTGTAGTTAGTGATTTAAGAGTAAACCCTAATAGCGTAATACTTTGGACACCGAAGTCATCTAGTGCAGCTCAAGAGCTTACTCACTTATATTTAAGCAGCGTAGGCAAGCAAACTTTTACGTTAACGCATCGAAGTAACTCAAACACATCAGACATTATTTTTCATTATGTCGTCTTAGGATAAAGTTTACAAACACTGTGTAAACCTATAGATTAAAGCCAGAGGTAAGTATTATGGTAGAAACAACAACGACAACCACTGAACAGGCGCCAAACGCCTTTGCACAGCCGTACCTACAGTACGGCATGGCAGAAGCCATGCGTCAGTATCAAGAAGGTGCGCCGCAGTTTTATCAAGGCCAAACTTACGCTGGGTACACGCCGCAGCAGGAGCAAGCTCTTCAGGCTCAAGAAGCTCGCGCTTTAGCTGGCAGTCCCCTTACACAGCAAGCCCAATCAACTCTTGGCTCTTTTCTAGGCTCCACTGGTGCGGAGGGGCAATATGTTCCACCAGCGCAGTCGGGTCTGTTAACGGGTGCGATTGGCCGCGCCTTGGCTCCAGTGCAACAAAGCGTGGAAAGCGCTTTGGCTCAACGTGGACGCACAGGCTCCGCAGCTGGCGCTCGTGCTATGACAGAGGCTATGGGCAATGTAGCTGCTGATGTAGCTTATCGCGACTACGCAACGCAACGAGGATTGGGTCTACAGGCTGCTCAACTAGCGCCGTCTATGGCCGCTCAAGATTACTACGACATCGGCCAACTTGGTCAGGTCGGGGCGCAGCGTCAGCAGCAAGCCCAAATGGGTATTGACGAAGCTATGCAGCGCTATCAATATGAGCAGCTTACGCCGCAACAACAGCTACAACAGTATCAAAACTTAATTGCTGGGTTCCCGATGGGTGGGACAACAACTCAGGTAACTCCGTACTACCAGCCTAGCCGTGGTCAGCAATTCTTAGGTGGCGCCGCAGCACTTGCTGGAACTTTGGGTGATAATGCAACAACCCAAGATAGACTATACGCTGGTCTTCTGGGCGGTTACTTAGGGCAATCATAATGAACAATCCTTACAACTTTAATGGTCTTCTGGGTGGCTTTGCCCCTCGTGGTTTTGACCCTCTTCGTGGGCAGTCCTTAATGGGTCAGCCTGCTCGTATGCCTGCTCCTTCTAATGCAACTCTTGGTTTGCAACAGCGTATGCAGCCACAGCAGGGCTTGTTGAGTCGTGCTGGCTCTGGCTTTGCTGGCGCTGCTAGCGGCCTTGGCTCTGGCTTTGCTGGCGCTGCTCGTGGACTTGGAGGGTCTTTTACTGGAGAGGGTTCATCCGCTCGTCTATCCGCATTGGGCGCTTCTTTGCTGCAAGGCCCAAGTCGCACACCTATTTCTCTTGGCTCTAGCTTGGCTCAAGGTTTGTTGGCTGGCAATCAGGCTGTAGCTGCTGAGCAAGAGCGCAAGTTTAAACGCGGTCTTCTTGAGCGAGAAATTGCTCTTGCTGAAGGTAAATTGAGCGCAGACCAAACAAAAGGTAAAACTGTTAATGTAGTACTCCCTGACGGCAAAACAACTTATGCCATCTCAGACGAGTTCGGTAACTTAACTTTGCCTGATGGCT